TATTCTATATATGGCGAATACTCAGACCCAGGAAAATAGTTTATTAGTAGAAAAATATAGACCATCTAAGTTAGAAAATTATGTTGGTAATGAAAATATTAAGGAATCAATATCTAAATATCTAGAACAAAACGATATCCAGAACTTAATTTTTTACGGGCCAAGTGGAACTGGAAAAACTACTTTAGCCAAAATTATAATTGGTAACCTTGATTGCGATCATCTATATATTAATGCTTCTGATGAACGTGGTATTGAAACTATTAGAGATAAAGTTTCCGGTTTTGCATCTGTTGCTTCATTTAAACCTCTTAAAGTAGTTATTTTAGATGAAGCTGATTTTCTTACAATCCAAGCACAAGCATCACTTAGAAATATAATTGAAACCTTTTCACGTACGACAAGGTTTATTATGACTTGTAATTTTGTAGAGCGTATTATTGATCCTCTACAATCTAGATGTCAAGTACTTAAAATTGTACCTCCTACTAAAAAAGATGTTGCTAAACATTTAGCTGGGATTATGGATCAAGAAGGTATAGGATTTGAAATGAATGAATTAGGGGTTATTGTAATGCAACATTATCCTGATTTAAGAAAATGTATTAATACTATTCAACTATCTACTCAAGATAGTATGTTAAATTTAGATCAATCCATATTAGTATCATCTAATTATATAGATAAAGTAATTAATGCTTTATCAGAGGGATCTAAACATAATAAAATAGATTGTTATAATGATATACGTCAAATTATAGCTGATGCTAATGTAGATGATTTTGATGAATTATTCAGAGCACTATATGAAAGGTCATCTGAATATTTACAAGATAAAGAAGGTACAGCATCTATTTTAATAAATGAACATCAATATAAAGCAAATTTCCGAATCGACAAGGAAATAAATACAATGTCGTTAATTCAAAACTTAATAAATAATAAATAATTATGCAACAAGCACCACAACAACAAGGGCCAAACATTGATTTAAAAAACACTACTGAAGTTAAAAATTTTAATGGTGGGTCAATTTTTCAACAAGGAGTAATTTTACGTAAAGTATCTCGTTTTGTAGCAGGAACGGATGAAGATGCTCTACTCCCAATCCCAGTATTTTTTGATCCTGAAACTAATAAAATTTTAACAGATTCAGTTCCAAAAGATTTAAGGGAAGAAATGAAAGATGAGCTTTGCTAAATGAAGAATATCTTTGATTGGTTAAAATGTATTAATACTACTAAACCTCCTATCGAGTCATTTTCTGATAAAGATTGGGAGGTTTGGAATAGTTATATGATCCATAGATTCATCTCAATGAACCCGGATTATATTGAAATTGTTAACTATGTACAAGATTTTCCCCCACAAGAAAAAAAAATGATATATTCTATTTATAAAGAATTTATCCCTAAAAATAATAAATGGAATAAGTATATTAAATCTAAGGTAAAACAACCCAATAAAGATTTAATAGACCATATCAAAAATTACTTTGAATGTTCTTCTAAAGAAGCAAAAGAATATATAAATATATTGGCTACCCCAGAAATAAGTCGTATATTAACGAATAGAGGGTTAGATAAAAAAGAAATAAAACCATTATTAAAATGACAAACGAATTATATACCATGTTAAAAACATCTGCTGAAGCAGATAGAGCAAAAGCATTATTATCACTCGAATTATTGGGTAATAAAGCAGTTGGAATTGGTGATCATTCTACTGAAGATTTCTACAAAAATGCAGAGGAAGCTCTGATTAAATTAGTAGATGCAGATGATAGATTAGCAGTACTAAATATTTATTTTTCAGATAGTAAAGAACAAATTAATGGGTGATACAGTTAAAAAATACCATGAAGATATGAGTGATAGAGAAATTATGAATTCTAAATTCCCAAAGGGTAAAATCCAAGAATATATAGATGATGAAATAAATCAAACTATAACCATTTTTGAAGAAGAATACCCTGAATTATCTCAGGAGTTTAAACAAATTCAAGAAGAAATGTATGAAATGTTTGCTCGTAAACACATGGATTATGGACTTAATAACATTGCTTTAGGTGGGGATATCGTTAATAATAGCGATGACAAAAAATTCTCACTAACTGGGTTATGTATTAGATTAACTGACAAAATATCACGTTTAAAAAATCTATTAGTAAATGGTAGATCATTTGTCAAAGGAGAAGGTATGGAAGACACGTTTATTGATATAGCTAATTATGGAATAATTGGTTTATTAGTTGGACGTGATAAATGGAAAAAATAGTTTGGCTAAAAAAATCCCAAAAATCATAAAGGAGATTAGAAATAATCCTCCAACACCCGTTAATTATGCATATCAAAAGAATATATCCTATTCTCAGATGTCCATATTTAGAGGATGTCCCCATAGATGGAAATTACAATATAAGGATAAAATTAAACGTTTTACTTCTTCAATTCATACTGTATTTGGAACTGCTATCCATGAAGTAATGCAGCATTATTTAGATGTAGCTTATGATAAATCCTTTGCGGTAGCAGATAGAGAAATTAATATAGAAGAGTTTTTTCAAGAAAAATTTATAGGTGAATATCAAAACCAATATAAAAAGAATAATAACCAACATTTCTCTTCAGCTGAAGAAATGAGAGAATTTTTTGAAGATGGGGTTGGCATTTTAAATTGGTTCAAGAAAAAAAGATCTAGATATTTTTCTAAACGTGGTTGGCATTTAGTTGGCTGTGAAATACCATTGGTAATAGCGCCAAATAAAATGTATAACAACATATTATACGCGGGTTTCTTAGATGTTGTCATGTACCATGAACCAACAGAGACATTTAAGATAATCGATATTAAAACCAGTACTCGTGGGTGGAGAGAACAAGATAAAAAAAATGAAGATAAACAATACCAATTGCTTTTATATAAACAATACTTCAGTGAACAATATGGTATTCCCTTAAGTAATATTGATATTGAGTTTTTCATTGTTAAAAGAAAAGTAATGGATTGGGATGATGAAAAAATAATGTCACCTCACCAAGCATATAGAGTACAACAATTTAGCCCACCAAGTGGTAAAATAAAATTAGGACGAGCTAAAAAAGCTATAAATAGTTTTATAAATGAATGTTTTAACTCTAATGGAGATATAAAGGAATTAGAATACCCAAAATCTGTTTCAAAATGGAATTGTATGTTCTGTCCTTATAAAGAAGATAAAGAAAATTGTGGAGAAGGTATAATCTACTGATATCCCAATATATGTATACTAAAATAATGTTATAAAAATAAAGACTATGAGCGCAAAAAAAGATATGACACTAACGAGTGTTAAAATCAAAAGCGATTTATTCGAGAATTTTAAAATTGAGTGTGTAAAAAGAAAGTTTTCTTTCCAAAAACTTGCCGATCGGGCTATTTATTTGTATCTTACAGATGAAGATTTCCGTAAATCAATTACTAATCAAACTAATCTCGAATTATAAATTGCAATTTAAATGAATAAAAGTTTTAAACATCTTCCTAAAGACCAAAGGAAGAAAATACTCTTAATATGTGACGATATTAGAGTACATTCTGGAGTAGCTACAGTAGCAAAAGAAATTGTTATACATACTGCCCACCATTTTAATTGGGTTCAAATGGCAGGAGCTATTAAACATCCAGATAAAGGAAAAATACTAGATGTTAGTGATGATACTAATAAGTTTTTAGGTATTAAAGATTCTTCTGTTGTATTATACCCACAAGATGGGTATGGAACTGCAGAAACTCTTAGAAAAGTAATAAAAGAACAAGAACCTGATGCTATATTACTATTTACAGACCCTAGATATTTTACTTGGATATTTAGTATGGAAGCAGAAATTAGAAAATCTATTCCTATTACTTATTTAAATATATGGGATGATTATCCTGCTCCTATGTACAATCAACCTTATTATGAGGCCTGTGATTTATTAATGGGGATTTCTAAACAAACTGTTAATATTAATAAATTAGTATTAAAAGGAAAAGAAAAAAATAGATTATTTAAGTATGTTCCCCATGGTCTAAACCCTGAAGTTTATTTCCCAATAGATAAAAAAGATAAAAACTACATTAAATTTAGAAAAAGTATTTTTCAAGATTCTAATCCTAATTTTGTTATGTTTTTTAATTCTAGGAACATTAGAAGAAAACAAATCCCTGATGCCCTAATGGCATTTAGAGCATTTTTAGATTCTTTACCTTTAGAAAAAGCTTTAAAATGTAGGTTTATTTTACATACTGAATTGCAAACCGAGGCAGGAACTGATCTAGCCTCAGTTTATGAGTACTTATTTGGGGAAAAATATTCTGAATGTGTTGTATTTTCAACAAAGAAATTATCTCAAACTGAACTAAATTATCTTTATAATATAGCGGATGTTCAAATATTATTAACTTCTAATGAAGGATGGGGGCTTTCAATTACAGAAGCAATCCTATCAGGTACACCTATAATAGCTAATGTGACAGGTGGTATGCAAGATCAAATGAGATTTGTAGATGAAAATGGAAAATGGTTCACTCCAAGTGCTAATATACCCTCTAATCATAGAGGGACTTATAAAGAACATGGTGAATGGGTATTCCCCGTTTATCCAACTTCTAGATCTATTCAAGGTTCCATTCCAACTCCTTATATCTATGATGATAGATGTAAGTGGGAAGATGCCTTTGAAAGAATAAAAGAAATATACAACTTATCCCCAGAAGAAAGACAAAAAAGAGGGTTAGCAGGTAGAGAATGGGCTATATCAGATGAAGCAGGATTTACTGTTAAACATCAAGCTAATAGAGTAATGGAAGCTTTTACAGAACTATTTAAAACTTGGAAACCAAGAGAAAAATATGAAATTGTAAATGCTACTGAATATAAAGGTAAATTTTTAAATCATAAAATTATATATTAAAATGAGTAAACCAAGATTTGTTATATCATGTCCTTTTGACACCTATTCGGGTTATGGGGCTCGTTCAAGAGATATAGTTAAAGCTATTATTGAATTAGATAAATATAATGTTCAACTTTTACCTCAAAGATGGGGATCAACTTCATGGGGGTTTTGTGAAGCACATAATGAATGGGAATTTTTATTAGATCATGTAGTCCCACAAGATTGGCAACAAACCCAACCAGAAATTTGGATGCAGATAACAATTCCTAATGAATTCCAACCAGTTGGGAAATATAATATAGGATGTACTGCTGGAATTGAGTCTACCTCATGTAAACCGGAATGGATCCAAGGGTTAAATAGAATGGATATGAATTGGGGCTCTTCTAAACATACTAAAAAAGTGTTTGAAGGTATGAAGTTTAACCAAATTGATCAAAAAACACAACAAAAAGTAGGAGAATTAAAATTATTAAAACCTTTGCATGTTGTATTTGAAGGAGCTAACTTAGATCTATATAAACCCCAAAAATCAACTAATAATTTTGACTTATCAGAAGTAAAAGAAAATTTTAATTATTTATTTGTTGGTCATTGGATGCAAGGTGATTTTGGACATGATAGAAAAAATGTAAGTTTTTTAATAAAAGCTTTTTATGAAACTTTTAAAAATAAAAAACGTAAACCTGGGTTAATTTTAAAAACATCCATTGGGGTAAGTTCTTATATAAGTCGAAATGAAATTTTAAAAAAAATAAAAAGTATTAAGAGATCAGTTAATTCTAAAGATTTACCAAATATTTATTTACTTAATGGAGAATTTACAGATAAGGAAATGAATGATTTATATAATCATAAAAAAGTTAAAGCTATGGTTAGTTTAACTAAAGGTGAGGGATTTGGTAGACCTTTATTAGAATTTAGTTTAACAGGAAAACCAATTATAGCTACAGACTTTTCTGGTCATACTGATTTTTTAAATAAAAACTTTAGTACTTTATTACCTGGAGAATTAGAAAATGTACATAGTAGTGCTGCTAATAACTGGTTAATTAAGGAAAGCCAATGGTTTAAAGTTAGTTCAATTCATACTGGTCAGGCATTTACTAATATGTTTCAAAACTATAAATCTTATTCTATTAAAGCTAAGCAACAAGCTAAATACTCAAAATCAAATTTTAATTTTGATAAAATGAAAGAACTAGTAGAAAATATTTTAGAAGCAAATATACCTAATTTCCCAACTTTATCTACTTTAAATTTACCAAATCTTCCTAATTTGTCATCTCCTTCATTGCCTACTTTAAAAACTATATAATATGAATTTTGATGAATTAAAAGAATGTAATCGTTGTGGGTCTGATGCCTGTTATAAACAAGAAGTAACTAAAGATATTTCTATTGAATTATGCTACGGTTGTGGTTTTCAATCTAATTCTTTAATGAAAAAAGGATCAGATTTTTTTAATGAACAGTGGGAACTTCTTCCTGAAATATACAAAACCTTAATGGATGAAGAAGAAGAGACAGGTAAAATTTGGATGCCTACTACTATAAACATTAAAGATAAAGGAATGGTATTTGCTAATGGGGGTAGTAGAGATAATTGGTGTTGGTCCGCAGTTAAATCTATCCCAGATGAAGAAAAAGAATATAAAACTGATATGACTACTATAAAAAATTTTAAAGAACGTGATTTTATAGAAGCACTTTCGTATATTGGTGTTTTACCTGAATAATATGAAAATAAGTTATGCAATAACAGTTTGTAATGAATTTATAGAGATCCAAAGATTAATCGCTTTTCTTTTAGAATATAAGGAAGATGAAGATGAAATTGTGATATTATATGATTCAAATAATGGTGACGAAAAAATCGAGGAATACCTAAGAGCTAAATCAGTTAATAGTACTTTTAATTGGCATAAAGGATTATTTAAAGGTCATTTTGCTAATTGGAAAAATAAACTAACATCACATTGTTCAGGAGATTA